TATGGAAGTTTCTATCATCACCCAATAATCTAAAATGTCCAATTTCCCATGCCTGAAATTCTATGTCTTTGTTTTTCCACATAAATCTTAATTCACGATTCGGTGTTTTTTCTGTATCAGACACAGGTTTTGAAGTTGCACCCTCAACTCTTTCAATTTCAATATTCGGTAATTGTTGACATCCTACGATACCTTTTTGTGGATCAATTTTCAAATAAACAAAATTATCACCATACTTACACAATCCACGAGCCCACATTTGTAAATTTGTATTGATATCTAATCTATCATTAAATAAATCTTCTAAAATAGATTTAACTCTATCCGATTCAGAATAGATTGTTAATATATCACCCTTTTCAGATAATGTAGTAGACTCCTCTGCATAAATGTCAAGTGATGCGGATATTTCTGGTGTGAACTCCATAGATTCATAGTCATAATACGCAGCCAATCTATTAGGCTCATAATAAACCGATTGATTGTAAAGCGATTGGTCAAGTTTTGTCCACTTGTCCGAAATATATTGAGATTGTTGTGCTTGAAGAAGTTGTTTTTGAAATTCTTCTCTGTTATCAGTTTTTAATAATTCATCTTTACTAAAATTAAAAGAAGGAGTTTTTTCTGGTTTACTTTGACCAGGAAATCCAAACATTCTCGTTAATTTCTGAAAAACTGTCAAATTTAGATCCGCCATGTATATAAATAGTTTTTTTTAGAATATAAACTTAATTACCTAAATTAAAAAGATTATTTTGGTTTTGAAAATAACCAACTATATTCTTGATATAAGTTTTTAGAAAGACTGTTTGTTTTGTTTGGATAATAAGTCCCATTATTATTCATCTGCATCGGACCTATTTGGTCAAAAGCGGTTCCATAAGAATAAAATGATTTATTTGGTTCATATGTTCTTTCTGCTAAAGTCCATGATTCCATCATAGCAATATTTTTTGCAGTATTTCTTTGTAATTGATTAAATGATATATCACCAGCATAAAGAGCTATAGATAAACTCATAATAGAATCGTCATGTGAACCTTTCATATGATCAGGCCTACCATTTATATAAACAAAAGTATTAAGTTCATTCAATAATCTATTTGATCTGATTATAAAACCCTTTCTAACTTGTTCCTCAAATGCTGCAATTATTTGTGTTCTCTTATTATTAAAATTAATACCGGGTATTTTTTCTAATTTCTTCTTGTCCCATTCCCAAACATTTTGAACGTTTATTCCATCAATAAATAAATTTTTATAATTCATCTCTTGCAATTTTCTTGAAGTTGCAATTCCCATACCACCGGTTATATCAACAACAATAAAAGAATCATATAAAACACCCCATTTATATGCAACTGCAGCTAAATCATCTGGTGGTATTTTACCTATGTACTCTAAAACTTGTTCTCTTTCATCAAAATCTACAATATTAATAGATGAAAAATCTTCACTATCACCTCTACTAACATCAACACCCATAATATAACGATGACCCGCTATGGGTTCTTTCCATTGCCATAAAGTTCCTTGCATATATTTTTCTATAGGTTGTCTAATCATATTCTTAGCTATATTATCCTGAATATCGGAAGGTATAATACCATCTCCTGAACCTAAAAAGTCACACTCAATTTCTTGAGCAATTTTACGTCTATCGTATTTAAATTTTTTCGCCATTGATTCAAACCAAGATGAAAATGGTTTATATCCCATTTCTTCATACTCTCGATATTTTTCTATTTCATAATCATGAATAACAACCTCATCATCATTATATTGTTCTCTATTTAACATATAATGAACAATATCATTACATTTAATCCATTTTAAATCTTTTGTATAACGAGGATCTTTAAACCATCTCAATTCTGTTATATGAAAATCGTTTTTTCCACGTATTGCTTGGTCATATACACCGAAGTATATTTGATCATAACCATTTGGTGTAGAAATTAATATAATTTTACCACCTGTTGATAATGACGCCATTGATGCAGCCCAAAAGTCTTCACCTGCTTCAATATATGCGGCCTCATCAAATATAAGAATTGTTGGTGTATAACCACGTAAGGCATCTGATGAAGTTGCGACCGCTTTAACTTCACAACCATTATTTAATCTAAATCTACTTTCAGAATTTTTATCAGGATGGAAACCAACATTAATCCAATCAGGCCACTGATCTAAAAAATGGCGAACCTTATTTGCCATCTCAATAGCGGTATCTCTTTTGTTTGCAATAATCAAAACCCTTTCAGGATTTTCGGGTTTTGCAGTTTGTAATTTTTTCGAAATCCAAGCGGCGGTTACAGTTGATACACCAGCTTGTCTATATTTTCTTGTAATATTCTCATTAAATTCTTCGTAATCTTTTATTAATTGTATTTGATCAGGAAACAATTCTAACGGAACATATTTTTTTTGTGTATTATCGTAAGTTTGTAAATATGTTTTTAAAGCATATGGAGCATCTTTTATGATACGAGCATATTCTTTTAATTGTTCTATTTTAGTATTCATACTTATAAATACAAAAAAAGGTGGATAAACCACCTTATACTTATTTTCTAGGAACTAATTCGCCACCATCGTCTTCATCATCTTCTTCATCATCAGAACTCAATCCTATACCTAAATTACTTAAGAAATTACCAAGGTCTTTATCTGAAACTTCATTTTCCATAGATTCTAATTCATCATGAAATTTAGACATTACGTCTTCATAATTTTCATCGTTGAACATCTTTTGTATACCGATTAATATTTTACCCATTAATTCTTTTCCCTTTTCTGAACCAGATATTACTTCTTTCATTAATATCAACATTTGTTTAGCAGGTAATTTGAAAATTTCCACTAACAAATAATTTTGTAATTCAACTTTATTTTCATCTGTTACGATTTCTTCAGGAAATTGAGATCTGATTCTATCCCATATAGCTGGACCTAATCTAAGATCCCACATTTCTTTTTCTAATGTGTCTTCTGATTGTTCAACATCTTCAAAACCCTCATCACCCTCAGGTCTTCCTTGAATTGCAAATAATTCTAAAACTCCTTTTATTAATTCATGAACTAAAACCGGAAAATTAATACCTCTTGCAACAACTTTTGCTTTACCATCCTCATCCTCAGGTCTCTCAACACTTTCTTTACCCGCAACACTATTACCCATCCCCTTAATTTGTTCATCACTTAACTGCCAATAATTTATATCATTTATTGACATCATTATTCCATACAAATTCAATAACTGATCAGATCCAGTTATTTCACCAATTTTATCACTTACTAAGTGATACATGTAATGACCCTTTTTTGACGCTCCTTGTATTATATTGTTAATAAGTCTTCTTTTTGCCTTTTCTAAATCTAAATTTTGTAATTCGTTAAATAAATTTTGTTCCGTCTCGATATCAACTTGTTGAGGGTTTTGTTGTTGACCTTGTTCTCTATTAAAATCACTTGAATCAATTTCACCCATACCAACAATTTTTGCGTCAAATTCTATAGAACCTTCAGGAATTCCCATTTCTTTCATCACCAATTCGATCGCTAAATTTTCCAATTCTGATCTGTGATTTTGTTCTAAGTTTACAATTGTGTTATGTGCATCTAACATCATCATCATTAAGGGTCCCATGTTATTGGTTCCACTCAGTTGAACATCAGATCCTGTATATCTTCTAAAATTACCAACAACTTGTCTGTATCTTTCTGATGCCAATAATTCTTGGAAGTTTTTGTTGGGTTCTTGTCCTGTTGATGGTAACGGAATTTTTCTTAACGGTGTATCACCACTAGCCAACTTATTTTGTAAACCTTGATCCGGTCTATCTGGTGAATCGAAATCCATTGCCATCTCTTTCAAATTTTTTCTTACTAAAGATAACAAATTTTTTTTAGAAATCATTATTTTGATTCTTTTAATGCCTTTGGTTTAGGGTTTTTTCCGGGTCCTGGTTGATATGGAGTTTTTGGTTTATCACCAGGCTTTGTTGTTGGGTTAGTTTTTGGTTTAGTTTTTGGTTTAGTTGTGGTTGATTCCATAGCATCTTGAGTTTTCCCAACATTAGACTTTTTTATTGAGTCATATGTCATAAATTCAGGAATACCATTATGTCCTTTTTTTACATTAGGACCAACTTCAACTTCATTTAATTTAGTTTTTATCAATTCCATAATTTCATTTTTTGAAGTGAAACTATGGAAAGTATTTTCAGCTAAACTCTTAACCCATTTTTTTGTTAATTCGGAATTTTTCCGAATAGAATCATCATTTATAACATTTTTTGTAAAATTTTCACCCTCTTTTACGTTTTTCAAGATTGCAGTGGTTGCTACAGATTTTGAATTTTTTGCACCGCTTTTTTCTGCTTTATTTTTTATTTTTTGAAACCCTTTACTTTTTTTTACAGTATCATCACCTTTCATTACTTTTTTAACATTTTTACTTTTCTTTTCTTTAGATAAACCAGCAAATGATTTAGTCTCATTAATTTCTTTTTGTTTTTCACTACTATCTATTCTCTTAACAGGAGTATCAATCAATTTCTTTATAGCCGCTTTAACTTCCTCATCTGTTACCTTTCTTCCTAATTTTTTTTCCATCTCAGTTTTAAACCATGACATAGTCATATTATCAGAAGATTTTTCATCAACTTGAACTTGTATATTTGGATCAGATACCAAATTTTTGATATTAGGATTACCTAAATGTTCTGGCTTTACAATTATTCTTTCCTTTAAAGACATTAATTGTTTATCACTAAAATTAACTAATGTTTTTTCTGAAAGTCCTTCCTTAACAAGACTTTTAACCACATCTGATCTTTTCATATATTTTTAAATTTAATTTCTTCTTTTAAAAGATTATATCCTTTATTTTTCAATTTTTTTGTAACTGAATCAACTGATTCACCAAACTTAAAAGTTAATCTTTCATCTTGATTTTCAAAATCAAATTTTTCCCAAGCAAGTGCCACCACACCATCCACAGCATCAATGACTCCAAAGTAATCGGAGTTTTGAACTAATTCTAATTGTATATAACTATTTTTTAATAAACCAACCAAATCCACATATTCTATACTTGGTGATTTTGATTGTGAGACCGCAGATGCGGGAATTACAAACCATTCCTCTATGTCAAGTTCAGATGAATCACTGAAAATAAACTCATATTGTTTTTGACCTTTATAATCGGATCCGATTTCATTGACAAAGATCAGGTTCATTTTTAGTTAAAATATTTACTTAATTTTTCACCAATTGCTTGATTAATTTCATTTTTCATTTTTTCAAAATCGACTTCTTTGATATCATCTTGATCATCTCCTTCACTCAAATCATCAAATTGATCAATATTAACTTCATGTGTTTGTAATGGCGTGTTGATTAACTCTTCTAAAGATTTTAAACCATCTTTCTCACCTAAATTTTCCTCTGCAGATGGTTCTTCAGATGAGGCAGGCTCTTCTGCAGCTGGCTTTTCAGGTTCTTCAGAACCCATATCTTCACCACCTTCTTCATTCTCTCTTTCAAATTTTTTACCTATTTCTTCTAAATCTTCTAAGTCTAACTTTTCCAAGTCAACTGCAGATATAACCATATTCAAAACATATTTTATATCATCACTTTCCAATCTTTCTTTTTGATCTCTGAGTTCTTGACCTAATTTACCTGCAAATTTTTGAACTTCTGCCATGTAGTCAGATCTTTTAGACTCACCACTCCCTGAAGATTCTTCACCACCCATATCAGGAGCGGGTTCACCACCCATATCAGGAGCGGGTTCACCACCCATATCAGGAGCGGGTTCACCACCCATATCAGGAGCGGGTTCACTAGCCATATCACTTTCCGCAGGAGGAGATGCTTCTGTACCCATATCAGGAGCTGTAGTAGGTGGAGGTACATCCGATCCCTTATCGGGTGCAGCCTCTTGAGGTTTATTTGGTTTTAAAATATATTTTGTAGCCTCTTGTAATTCTTCTTGTCCTTTAATAAATTCAAGTCTTTTTAATGCTTCAGAATAAGATGAAAATTTGTTTTTGTTTTTCATAAACATACCACCAATATAATCAAGTGATTGTTCATTCAAACCTCTTTTAACATAGTATCCATCTTTTTCTTTTACAATACCATAAACACCTCCAGTACTAGATTCTTTAATTAATTCAGGTTTTGTTGATATTGACTTATTTTTCTTTTCATTGTAGTAAGTTAGCTCGAGAATTCTTTTTAATTTTTCATCTCCATGTAACTTCTCGCTACCAAGTGGTTTTAAATCTGCCATTGTTTCAATATTAAGATTGACTTATTCTTATTCTATAAATACATAGATATAAATAAAAAAATTAGGATTATTATTGTGTTATGGACAATTTTTTGTCCGTTATATCATTTTTTAAATCTAATACTTTACCTATATATCCATTTCTTCTAAGTAATTTAAAGGTTAGGTTTTCATATGAGTATTCTCCACCTTTTTCTAAACCACTTTTTCTAAATGTTTTAATTTTTTTGTAAAGTTCTTTTGTTTCTTTTGAGACATCTTTATTTGAATTGAATTCTGAAACCAAATCATCTATTTGTTTTGCATATTCCTCTCCTTTTTGTAGGATTTTATTATCGTCAATCCTTGGGTTCATTTTTTCAGGAGTAATGACCCACTTGTTGTTTAAAACTGAATATACACCTGAAGATATATGTTCTTGATCTATATCCTGAACATACATTTCAACCTCAAATCCCTTTATTTTTATATTTTGTTTTGATTTCCAAACTTTTTCTTTAGCATCAAAAAATTCGTCTATTATTTTATTTAAAACTACAGAATTTTTAGTTTCAGATTGGTCAAATTCATTTTTATCAATCAATATATGAATATCCACATCAGAAAATTCTGACCAGTTATAGTTTGCCAAAGAACCGGTAAATAATACGTCATGAATAAAAAATTCAATATCAATAAAATCAAGATATTGTTCTACTATTTCAAGTATACGGTTTCTAATTTCTTCTTTAAGTTTATACTCTTCACCAACCCTATCAAATATTTGAGTGCAAAGAGTGTTTTTTCCCTTAAAAGATTTTAAAATCTTTTTATCAAATTCTTTGTCTTCTATCAAGTCTTCAAATAAACTCATTTCAATCTTGAATAATCGTACTTCTTTGAGATATTCTCATTAAAGTATTTTCCTTGTGAATCTGCCGCCCTAAGTTTGGTAAAAACAGACCAAGGAACTTTATTATACTCATAAATACTTCCACTATTGAATGTTACCGATAATATTTCATTTTCAGTATCATATTTTGCTGAATTCAAATTGGAAGAATCGATTTCAACGATTATAAATTTACCATCAATTTTTTCTGATTTTATACTCATAACTTTTTTTTAAAATATAATAAAAATAAATTAAATAAAAAACCCCGATTTCTCGGGGTCTATGTTAATTTAAAGATATTGTTTTCCATAATAACTTTTTTCGATCGATTGGTAATGTTAACTCTAACACACCATTTTCAACCTTACCAACAATATCCCTTTCTTTCACATCTTCAGGTAATGAATATGTTTTCACAAAACTAGATGTGAAATGTTCAGTCTTATCCCTTTCTTCTTTTTTGTATGAAATTTTTAAATAACCATCCTTGGTTGAAATTTCTAAATCTTCTTTAGTGAGGCCAGGGACACTAATTATTACCTTATATTCGTTTTCTGTTTTACGAATATAAGTTTTAGGAGATGACTCATTAGGGGTCTCGAACATTCTGTCCAACCCCATAAAAAACGGATCTTTAAATAACGTAATCATAGTTTATAATTTTTTAATCTTTTGATCAAATATTCTGCCAACAGATATTTTTTGACATTTTGACAATAATATTTTAAATTTTATGACATTTTGTCTATTTTTATTTTAGAATAATTTATGTTATATTTGTTTTACATAAAAACTAATTAAATGTCTGTAGATTTTTTTGAAGAGAGACCACAAACAAATCCTAAAAAGGTCCGTAGGAATTCAACAACACCAATTCTTGATAATTTTTCAAGAGATTTAACAAAACTTGCTGAAGAAGGTAAAATAGATCCTGTTGTTGGTAGAGATAAAGAAGTAAAAAGAATCGCACAAATTCTTTCGAGAAAAAAGAAAAATAACGCGGTTATTGTTGGGGATTCTGGTGTAGGTAAATCCGCATTGGTTGAAAAACTTGCTTTGCTAATTCATAAAGGTGAGTGCCCATCAAACTTAATTGACAAAAGAATTGTTTCATTAGATTTAACCTCTCTTGTTGCTGGAACAAAATATAGGGGTCAGTTTGAAGAAAGAATCAAGGCAATTCTAAATGAATTACAAGAAGTTACAAATGTTGTTGTATTCATAGATGAATTACATACAATGGTTGGTGCTGGTAATGCTAGTGGATCAATGGATGCTGCTAATATTTTAAAACCAGCATTGGCAAGAGGAGAAATTCAATGTATTGGTGCAACTACTTTCGATGAATATAAAAAACATTTAGAAAAAGATTCTGCATTAGTAAGAAGGTTTCAAAAAATAATTTTAAATGAACCTACACAAATTGAAACAATTGATATATTAAAAAATTTAAAAGATTCATATCAATCATTTCATAAAGTGTCATATGATGAAGGTGTTTTCGAAACAATTGTTAAATTGTGTGCAAGATATATAACTGACAGACAATTTCCTGATAAAGCCATTGATGTTTTGGATGAACTTGGTTCAGAGAAAAGAGTGACAACAAAAATTCCAGAGTCAATAGAAAAATTAAAAAAAGAAGCGGAAGAAATTAAGGAGAAAAAAATACAAGTTGTTAAATCACAAAACTACGAACAAGCAGCTAAGCTTAGAGATGAAGAAAGAAAAATAATGAGTAAGCTTGATGTTGAGAAACAAAAATGGTCAGACACTTTAAAAGATAATAAAACCCCTATTTCAATTGATGATGTATATAATATCATAAGTAATATGACAGGTGTTCCAATTACAAAATTGGATGGTAAAGAGACAGATAAACTTCTTAAAATGGAAATTTTGTTGTCAAATAAAGTAATTGGACAAGATGAAGCAATTTCAATAATATCTAAAGCCATTAGAAGAAATAGAGTCGGAATTAAAGACGCGAATAAACCAATTGGTTCCTTTATATTTTTAGGTTCTACAGGTGTTGGTAAAACTTATTTAGCAAAATCTATTGCAGATTTATTATTCGGTGATCCTGAAAAAATAATTCGCGTTGATATGAGTGAATTCATGGAAAAACACAACGTTTCGAAATTGATTGGGTCACCTCCTGGTTATGTTGGATACGATGAAGGTGGACAATTAACTGAAAAAATAAAAAATAATCCATTTTCAGTTGTTTTATTTGATGAAATAGAAAAGGCACATAAAGATGTTTTCAATTTACTTTTACAAATTTTAGATGAGGGTCATTTAACTGATTCATTTGGAAGAAAAGTAAACTTCACAAATACAATCATCATAATGACATCAAATGTCGGCTCAAAAAAAGTTTCAGATTTTGGTGGGGGGGTTGGATTTTCGACTGTGTCTTCTGAAAAACAAAAATATGAAGTAAGAAAATCTATAATTCAAAAAGCGTTAAAACAACAATTTAATCCTGAATTTCTAAATAGAATTGATGACGTAATTTTATTTAATTCTTTGAATGAAGAAACATTAAAAAAAATCGTTAATGTAGAATTAAATAAATTGATTTCAAGGTTGAAAGAAAAAAATTACAAGATTATGTTTGATAAATCTATTATAAATAGAGTATTCGAATTAAATTCACAAGAAGAGTATGGTGCAAGACCAATAAAAAGGATAATTCAAAATTTGTGTGAAGATTTTTTAAGTGAGGAAATACTAAAAGGTAACATTACTGAAAAAGAAATGATTAGTATTAAATATAAAGATGAAAAACTTTCAATTAATAAGAAAAATGTATAAATATTTTCAACTTTTTAAAAAAAACATATATTTATATACTCAAAGGCATTCTTTGCCGACAGCCTTTTCGTTTTTTTTCTAATAAGTAAGTGAAGTTGAATTCACCGAAAGACCTTAAAACCCCGACAAATCGTTGGGGTTTTTTATTTTCATAAGAATTTTGTATATTTAAATCTATGAAGAAATACAAATTAGTTTTAGTCATCAGTTTAACATTATCGTTGATGTCGTGTGGTTTCGGGTCGAGCGTTATCGAAGTAACAGACTCAATCGCTGCCCAAGTTGATACTGCATCAGTAACAGCTGTGGATTCAACAACTGCTCAAATACCTGATGGAAGTGGTTCCGATGAAAAACTTATAATAATGAAAGATAGGTTTTAAATTAAAATATTAATGAGTAAGTTTTTTGTGTCTTTTTATAATAATTCCCACTTAAAAAAAAATGAAAATAAAATTTTCATATATATAAGAAAGTTATTATCAAAATGGTTTGCTTTTAAAGCAAACACGACCAAAATATAATTTCACTATTTAGAAGTTAGTATATCCACACCATTCAAAATTATTTAAAAAAAGTGAGAACTGATAAATTAAAACTTTATTTAGACGACGTAAGAATACCAAATGACGAATCATGGAGTGTGGTAAAAAATTATCAAGAATTTATAAATTTTGTAAACTTACATGGTTTAGAAAGTATTGTGGAGATATCATTAGATCATGATTTAGGTGAAAGTGCTATGGTTGAGTATTATACTAATGTAAAAAATAACTTTACTTTAGATTATGATAATATAAAAGAAAAAACTGGTATGGATTGTTGTAGATTTTTAGTTGATCTTAGTATGAGTAAAAGTATTCCGTTACCACAAATTTTTATACATTCTGCAAATCCAATTGGTAGTGGTAATATGATGGGGTATATAAATAATTATTTTAAAAATTGCAGATTACCTCAAACGTGTTGTATTAAACAAATATCACACACAATATCGGGTGATCATCTTTTACCACCAGAAGCAAGAAAAGCGAAATGGGATAAAAGTAACAAATAAAACTATGAAAGGAATTCAAATTTATGAGAAAGATAAAAAAAGAATAATAACCTTTCTAAGGTGTGGTCATCGCTATATAAAACAAATTGTAAACAAAAAAAAATTACCTTTTTTTAAAGAAATACAACCAATATTAGATGAACACTCCAATGTAATTTTATTTCCTTATACGGGTAAAACTTTTTTTATACTTAGAGACCCTAAAGAACATTTATTAAGTAGTATAATTTTTACAATAGGATCTTGGCACATAGAATCTATAAGACAAACATTTACAGATTTTTATTTGCTTAAACCAGAGGAGAAATTAAAAATGGTAATAGATGAAATCTACTATCAAAGAAATAACCATCATTGGGTCCCAAAAAGATATGAAACCATATATAAAATTTTGTGTGAATTTTCATCAAAACAACACTATGATTTTGTGATTTTGAATAACTTAAAAAATTTTGTAGAAGAAACTTTTGGAGTTGTAGAAGAATATAACAGTGATAAATATGGATACCAAATGTATACAAAAGAAGAGATTATTCATTGGATAGATCAATACCCCCCAAAAAACTACGAAAAATTATTAAGATACTGCGACCAAGAAACATATTATTATAACCTGTTGATAAATAAAAAGATAAAAAAAGAACTTTGTCACGATTACATATCATAGATTTGTGTTACTACTTATAAATTTATAAAATTTAGTTATGAAAAAAAATCAAAAAAAACCAGAAATCAAATTGGTTTTTACTGGAAAATATAAAGAATTTACGGATTTCTATGATGAAAATAAAGAATCGATTTACAGATCCATCATTGAATTATTCAAAAGATTTGATAATTCTAATAATGAAAAAAAAACTTTGACATTATCAATTTTTGCAAAAATTAGTAATTTGGATTGGGACACCGAATTTAATTTTACAAAATCAGAATCAATAATATTAAAAAGAGATATGATGCCGTATTTTGAAAAGATTGAAGATTATGAAACATGTGGTGAGATATGCGAACTATATAAAAGTTTGAAAGGTTGTTAATTTGATGAGTGGGAAAGGTTTACGTCCCCAATTATACAATATTTAATATTTTGCGTAACATTAACAGTTGTTACATTGATAGTGAATGACGTTACTGCGTTTATAGTGGAAAAATTAGTTCTGGTTATTAAATCATAATCAGTTGAATTAAACCATAAAACTTTTGTAATAGGTATCATACCTGAAATGTGTGCGG